GTGCAGAAGTAATCGAAGCACAACTCAAAAAGATAGTAGCAATCACAAGAGGTTAATCCTCAAATACGCTTGACAAAATCCGAGTAACCTGATATAATATATGTAATATATTAAGAAGGAGAAAGACAATGGCGAATAAATTAAATGAGTATATGACATCTCATTTTGATATGAAAACATTTAATCATATGCCACTACAGACTATTCCAGAGGTACATACACAGAGTATCAAAGGCAAACGATTTTATGTAACGCCAGAAGGAAATAAGTATCCTTCGATAACGACAGTATTATCTGGCAGAAATGCAGAAGGTCTTATAGCATGGCGAAAACGAGTTGGTAATGATGTTGCAAACCAAATAATGAGAACTGCCGCAAAACGAGGAACTGCTGTTCACGAACTTGCTGAGAATTATTTGAACAACGAAGAACTTACCAATCAAGATGTTTTACCACTTGCTATGTTCACTTTGTTGAAGCCAGAACTGGATAATATAAATAATATTGTATTACAAGAAGGCGCTCTCTATAGTGATAAATGGGGTGTCGCCGGTCGAGTTGATTGTATTGCAGAATATGATGGCAAAATAACAGTAATAGATTTTAAGACATCTACGAAAGAAAAGAAAGAAGAATGGGTAGAGAATTATTTTATTCAATGTACTGCCTATTGTGAGATGTTTGAAGAACGATATGGGTTAGCAATCAACCAAATTGCAATTCTTATAGTAACAGAAGATGGCGCTATGCAGACTTTTGTTAAAGATAAAAAAGATTATATCCCTTTGTTACAACCAGCGATTGATGATTTCTGGAAAAAACAAGACGGATTACTGAATTCTTGATGACGGTAATGGAGTCAACTTTATGGACCTGGGTTCGATTCCCAGCACCTCCACCAAAAGTATTTTGGTCACCTTTAGAATGTTTTTGTGGGGGTGAAACGGACTTCGACATGGAGATTGAAAGATTACAAGAGAGGATAGTCCAAAGACTTTAAACTAAACACAAACGCAAACTCTAACCAGTATGCTTTAGCTGCCTAAGGGTAGTTAAGGGGGTTGCCAGTACCTTCTTACCCAAACTGGCACTTACATTAACTCAAGGTGAAAAGATGATACATTTTTGTTTCGGTAATGGCAATTCAAGAAAAGATTTAGACCTCGATGAATACAAACAACACGGTATAGTAGTTGGCTGCAATGCAATTTATAGGGAGTTTACTCCTGATATTTTAGTTGCATTAGATACACCAATTGGACATGAAATATATCGCTCAGGATATGCTCACAGAAATACTTGCCACCTAGGATATTGGACACCAATACCAGTTGAAGTTGTTGAAGATATGCTAGACAAAGAAACAAGACCGGTATCTTTATCGCCTCCAGATTTAGATTTTGTCAGAGAGGCGGTTTATCACGGGGCTGATGGTGTTTTTACATTAGAAAGTAAAGGAAAAGGCATAACATATATAACCGGAACAGTTGAAGGTGATATGGTGCAAAATATAGAACCAGAAATAGATGGATTTGCTTATGTAACAGGCACAAGAGCAATTCATTTATCATGTGAAGTTGGTGCTACTGAAGTTTATATTATTGGTTATGATTTATATTCAATAGATGATAAAATAAACAACATCTATGCAGGCACTCGTTGTTATGCGGATGAAGATACACCATTTAACAGACCTGATAATCCAGAGAAAGATGATTATCATAACTGGATTATGCAACATAAGAACACTTTTGATACATTTAAAGACATAAAATTTTATAAAGTTAATCCTGGTTGTTCTGATAGTCCAATAGACGCTGAAATTGAAGAATGGAAAGATTGTGAGAATTTAGAATATATTACAATTGATGCCCTTGACAAAAAATTTAAAATATAGTATAATAGAACTATGAAAATGATAATTACTCCAAATAAGTTTGCGATACTTATTGAAGAAACGGTTAAAACTAAAAAGATGAGTTATATGGATGCCATTCTTTGGTATTGTGAGAAGAATGGAATCGACCCAAGTGATTCTAAAAAATTAGTGAACAAAGCATTGAAAGAAAAATTGACCTATGAGGCACAAAGTTTGAATTTATTAAAAGAGAAGGTTGCACAACTTCCGGTATAGATGAATGGTTTTGAAATATATAAAGTCTATTTGGCAGTCAAACTCCACTTCACAAGTAAAAACCAGAGTTATGACTTTCATAAACACGGTGGAAGAACGACTGCACGATTGGAAACCTTTACTAAGAGAAGGGATAGATATTTCTTTCATAAGCTTAGTCAATCTTATAACAGTAGCAACATTGTTGATTACTTCGTTAGTAATTTCGTTACTAATACTAACTTATGGGTTGGCGACATCATTGGTCACTCTGGTGATGAAAATTATAAAGAATGGTCGAAAAAAATAGAGGCATTACATTATTATTATGAACAAGACATTGATTATTTGTTAGAAAGAATGACCGCAAATGATATGACTTTTGATGATATATTTACAGTTCAGAATGGACAACACCCACCAATATTGAAAATGGTTTTGTCTAAAAGAATAAGTCGTGAAACATTTGGGATATTAGAAGATTTATTGTCATTTACAAAACGATTGAATGAAGATATTTCTGAAACAGTATTATGGCCTAAATTGTGTGATAGAATGGAACGATATAGACCATTTTTACACTATAATATCACAAAATATAGAATAACATTGAGAAATAAACTGAAGGATTTACAATGATATTGAAATTATTAGGCATTTTCACTCTTGTTTGGATTTTCTTTCATTATTTGCCCGAGATTTTAGAAACGGCAGATAAATGTTTGGGATAACGCTTGACAAAAAACTCTAAATAGAGTATAATATAGTATATGCAAGAGAAATCAAGCATATAGTTGTTATAAATATAAAGGTGCGAATAATATAGCACAAAACATACAATAATAATACGAATACAATAATACGAGGAAATACAATGACACAAAGTATATCGGCGCTAAAGCGCTCAAAATCAAATCTAGACACTCTAGTCAGCGAACTTGCAAAAGTAGCTGAACCACAAAACAAACAATCATACCAAGATGATAGATTCTGGAAACCAGAACTAGATAAATCAGGTAATGGTTATGCTGTTTTTCGTTTTCTACCGGCAGCTCAAGATGAGGATTTGCCATGGGCAAGGTTATGGTCCCATGCATTTCAAGGACCTGGCGGTTGGTTAATTGAAAACAGTTTGACAACTCTCAATAAGAAATGTCCTATTAGTGAAGCAAACACTTTACTATGGAACTCTGGCGTTGAGGCGGATAAAGAAATTGCTAGAAAGAGAAAACGCAAGTTATCTTACTATGCAAATATCTTGATTGTTAGTGATTCAAAACATCCTGAAAATGAAGGTCAAGTTAAATTATATAGATTCGGTAAGAAAATCTTTGATAAGATTACCGAGGCGATGAAACCTGAATTTGAAGATGAAACTCCAATTAACCCATTTGATTTTTGGGAAGGTGCAAACTTTAAACTGAAAATCAGAAAAGTTGATGGATATTGGAATTATGACAAATCTGAATTTGAAGGTCCGTCTGCTGTCTTTGACAATGACGAGGCAATTGAAGAATTATGGAATAAACAATTTCCATTAAAACCATTTCTTGCACCAGAAAACTTTAAATCATATGATGAACTAAAAGCAAAGCTTGACAAAGTTTTATTGGGTGTTAGAAATACCGGTACTGCTGAAGATGTTGCCATCCCACCGGCAACTCCAAGTGTGCCAAATGTAGAAAAAACGGTAAGTTCACCGTCTACTCCGACAACAGATGCTGATGATGATAGCGATGGAACCTTGAGTTATTTCAGTAAGTTAGCAGAGGAAGACGAGTAATCTCTCCACCTGTTTTTACTATAAAAGGGTTGAAATGTAATGTTTCAACCCTTTCTTTGTCTAAATATTACTACAATATTATGAGATAGAGTTTGAGATATCAAATCTTTTAAACATAAAAGGAGAATATATGTTAGATAAAATCACGAGCGGCGTAGCAGCTGCAACTGCAATTGGTGTATCGTTAATCAGTCTGGCGATTGTTTTACAAATCGTTTTTGGCGGAACTGTTCCTTTCTTAGGTGGTGATGTCATTAGTACTATTATCGGTATCGTGCAACAGCTTGGCAATGCTGGTTTAGTTGGTCTAATTTCCGCAGGAATACTTTGGAAATTA